CGCGGTCGTAACGTGCAACAGTGTTGGACTGAATACCAACATGTACTGGTCCCCTTCGTCAAAGGGTCCTTCCCAGTTCTGTTTAACCCAACTTGCTATTCAAGTAGAAAAGTGAACTTTTGCTATATCTTTTCCTTGCGTACATCTTGGTACTCGACAGGACTTCGGAAGAATCTTCCAAACGACATAACACGTACACGAATCCTCCTATAGGCGTAAGAGAATAAATCCATAGACTTATAACCAATCAATCGAGGTCATACTAGTCGTATATCATTAACCCTACATTTTGTGTAACCTATACCCCGTGAGGGGAAGTTTCATGAATAGTAGTTTCGTTACTTGGCTCTAGACAAATACTCGTGAATCGAGTTGGCGAGACGTGTAAATACAAGTTCCATAGTATTTAGCTGTCTCTTCGCTGACCGGATTTACCCATGGGATAGATTTTGTTTCCCTTAGTAAATTGCCATAACAGTCAACGCCATGATCAATGCGCTCAGCTCCTCCGAAATATTGATTGAGATCTAATTCCCTATCTTCAGTTAGTGCTAATGTCTCAGACTGTCCTAAGACGTCTGACGGCTGGCGCAAATATGCCGGAATATATTCAACACCGAGTTTATCATAGATATCTGTGATAACAGCGTTGGCCCAAACCTGACAAGCAGGTACGGACTTCGCATAACTCGTTAATTTTAACTCGTCCTCCATTAAGAATCGTCCCATAATTTTCCTCTGTAATTCTGAGGAAGATCCAAACGGTAATCCAAGACCACCAGCCCATCTGGGCAGTGACCAAGGTCTGTCGGTTTCCTTCAGTTTGGGGATAACATGATTCATAAAGAGTTGTTGAACTTTTTCTTGCTGTATTTCGCTTGCTTTCCTGCAAGCCATATTTAACTGGTCCACCATAGGTAATAGTGTCCCATAGACAGATTTCTTATCCGACTTCTTTGTATCCAAGGCGTTCTTGCCTATATGAAAAGTCGTTGATGAGGATATCTTGTCATCTCTGGTCTCTCCTGGTTTCCTGGTATCACCAAGAACCTTAGCCTGTCCCTTAACCAATCCCGGATTCAAAACAAATGTTTCGAAGAATTCTACCTTATCGTCAGTCTGATTTGCGAAAAAGATTTCGCTATTTATCATGACAAAGTGAGGTGAGCAATAATTCTTCCCTAAAGAAGCATTTAGCCCAGCGACCGACGCGACTGATTTCCAAATTTTGTAATGATTTGGATTTGAAATAAACGAAGTATCGTCCCCATTAAAAATAGGTTTATACTGATTGATGAAGTCCTTCAAGGACATTTTTCTATCTTCGTAAATCTCGGCAGAACACCATGCTACCGCTGCATTAGCGTAACATAGTATGGGAAAAGATAAAGGGCTACCCATGAGTTGACCCCACGTTTGTACGACCTTCAGAACTTTCTTTTTTGATTTCTTACCTTCCGATGCAAAGAATACCTTGCCGGAATCGATAAGAGGTTGAATTAAGTTTTGATTAGATTCGCTCATAAGCGACACTTCCCTAGGAAGGTCCGAATTTGCGAGATCCGAAGAATCATACGTGAGCTCATGCCCAGCCATACATCGTTTTGCTGCATCATACATCAATGAGTCAATACCTGTTAACAGGCATACTTCATCGATAAAAAGTTTATTCAAATCTGGATGCATTCCATCAGTCGCCGCAGAGTAGTCCCCAGCAACATAAAACTCATCATCTTTAAGTACACGATCCCCATAGACTTCATTAATAAAATCTACAGTACATGGTGCACCAGTCAGATGGAAAAGTTTATTTTTCCGCATTACGGTGTGTAT